TACGAGGTATTTTTATATTAACATTTTCTGCACCTCTTGCAGCGTCAGACCTAAAATAATATACAGATTTTAGTTTGTGCATAGCTGCCCAATGAACATCACTTACATATTGTAAGTATTCATCATGCTTTTCTTGATTCTCTGTTGCTTTAGGTAATACAAAGAATAAATTTACACTTTGAGCTTGGCAAACAAACTCCTGTCTTTTGTGTGCATGTTCTACAATCCATATCTGATTTATTTCATTAGCTGTTTTAAATATTTCTTTTTCATCATCAGAAAATAAATCTAAATGTTGAATAGAACCATTGTTAGCAAAAATGTCTTTCCATATACTATTTATTTCTTCTGTTTTTAAGTTTTTATTTTTCATAACATTTTCTAAATATTTATTTTTCACTTGATAACTTCCTGTTAAAGTTTTATGTGTATAAATATTAGCTCTGTAAGGTTCTATACTAGGAGAAGTATTACCACATATAATACTAGAAGAAGCATTAGGAGCTATTGCTAACAGGTGTGCATTTCGTAATCCTGTTCCAGATACATCTGGTGCTTCTCCTCTTTCATCTCCTAAAAATGACGAAGCTTTTGTAGCCTTTGTTTTTATATGTTTAAATGCTTGATAATTAAAACTAGCAGCAAACATGCTTTCAAAAGGTATATTATTTTTCTGTAAGTAAGCATGAAAACCCATAGCTCCTAAACCTAATGACCTTTCTCTGTATGCAGAAAATGCTGACTTTGTAAAAGGTATTTTATCTTCTTTTACATGATTACTAAATCTTTTAAAGTTTGCAGCATACTCCCCTAGTGAATCTGTATCTATAGCATTATCTATATAGTGCTGAATAACATTGTCTAACATAGTTATTAAATCTTGGATGAAATCTTTATTGTCTTTCCATTCATCAAAAAACTCTAAGTTAACACTAGACAAACAACAAACAGCAGTTCTTTCTTCATTAGTAGGTAATGTTATTTCAGAGCATAAATTACTTTGTTTTATTTCTAGACCTAAATCTTTTTGTCCTTTAGGTAAATGTTCATTGCAGGTATCTATATTAATCATGTAAGGTTCTCCTGTTTCTGCTCTCACATTTAGTATTTGCCACCACAAATCTCTTGCCTTAATAGTTTTAACTGCTTTATTTGTTTTTGGGTCTACTAATCTCCAATCATCATCTAACTTTACTGCTTCTAGAAAAGCATTACTTATGTTAATACCATTGTGTAGATTTAAACATTTTCTATGTATATCTCCACCTGATTCTTTACGAATATTTATAAATTCTTCTATTTCAGGATGAGAAACATCCATGTAAGCAGCGTAAGAACCTCTTCTAGTTGTGCCTTGATTGAAGGCTAACATTTGAGAATCTACTACTTTTATGAAGGGGATAGAGCCAGTAGACATACTATTGTTAGAAGTAGCAACGCCATTACTCCTAACATCTCCCCAATATCCACCAATACCTCCACCTGAACTTGCCAACCAAATATTTTCATCATAATGAGCAGATAGACCATCCCTACTATCAGGAACATAATTAAGAAAACAGCTAATAGGTAAACCCCTTGACTTATACCCGTTCCTGCCAGTACCCCCATTACTGAGGATAGGAGTGCTAAACATGAACCACCTATCAGAACTATACTCATACAGTCTCTGAGCCAAATCAAAATCTGTTCTATCTTTATATGTCGCACCATAGATAGCAGCACGAGCAAAAGCTTCTTGAGCATGACTTTCACCTCCTTCTTTAAATAAATATCTGTCATACAATGTGTCTAAAGTAAACTTCTCTAGTTTCTTTTCTTTATCATAGTCTATTTCTATGCCTAAGTATTGTTTTTTACCAACTTTATCTTCCATTTTATGTTCTATCCTTTAAAAAATATGTTTCATCATGAATATGTAACATAATTATTGCGTAATGAATAATTTTTAATAAGTCTTTTCTGTTTCTGCCTTCTTTTTTACCATATCTCATAGCATATTTCATAATATTTCCTATACAAAAGCCCTCTCCATGTCCGGAATCTATTATCATATCTGTTGCTTGGTATTTACCACTAACATAATGTTGAGAATAGGTATTAGATATATAAGATTTTATTTCTTTTATTATTTTATCTTCATTAAAGTTATATTTTCCACTCATTAGGTACTGTTTCCTCCGAAAACCATTTAAAATTATTTTTTTCTGCCCATTCTGCATGGGTTCTTTTAGTGCCATCTTTTCTTTTCTTAGCCTGTGGCATAGGTGAATATGGATTAGAAAAAATAAATAATAATTCTTGATTAGGTTTTAAACTTTTTCTTATCCAAACATATTTATTGTATTCATTATAATCCCAAAATCTACCTTTAGCTTCTAAAAGATACTCTATTCCATTAATTACTTTAGTAAAGTCTGGTTCATAGTTATGTTCTACAATATAGTCTACTTTATCGCCATGATGTTTCCATGATTTAAGTATAGTAGAATGTAGTTTATACTCCCAGTTAGAATCATATCCTTTAGGAATATCTTTTTCTACAGGTCTTACCTTTTTAGGTTTACGATATCCTCGCATTCTCCATTACATCCTTTAAAGTAATATCTTCTATAGATTTATATTTATTTAATCTTTTAATATATTTTATAAACCACTTATATGAAAAAGCAGAATGCATTATTCTTCTGTTTGCATACACATGTGTTTCATCCGGTAGCAATTCTGTAAAATTTCTAATGTTAATTTTTGCTCTATCATCTTCTCTTAAAAAAGAACCAATCCATTCTATAAAAAGAAGCTTTGCTTTTTTTCTTATGCTTTTTGCTCTTTTACCATTCATTATTTTATATCTGATGGGTCATAGTTTTTAACTAATTTCCAATATGTTAAAAGACTATTAAACATTTCTAAATGTTGAGAATGAGTTGATTCATCCCAAGCATGACACAAAATTAAATCATCTTGTTTTCTATCTACAAATATAGATAACCTTTTTGGATAAGGACAATCACAACCTTGAGCATAAGCTGATAATTGCATACCATGCTCATCAAATACAAGCTTTGCTGGGTCTTTACCTTCTAAATTATCTTTGGTTTTAAAGTCAACAAATATTCCTGATTTAGAATATAAATCTATTTTACCACCATAACCTAAAGCAGAACAAAAAGAATCCTCTGCTATCCATTCTTCTTTAGGATATTCTTTATCTAAATAATCTTTTATAACTTGATAAGTTTTATTTTTTGAAGTCCCTAAAAATCCTTCCTCTATTTTAGCATGTATTCTTGTGCCTTCTTTAGCTGCGTTTAAACTAATTTGTCTAGCGTCTTCTTTACATCTATAAATAAAAGCGTCATAAGATTCATCATCTTCTTGTTTCAGTTTCATAGCAGAATTTAAAGCTTGATTTATCTTCCAATTTTCTAAAAAAGGTTTAGCAACAATACCTATTATTGTAGTAACAGAAGGAACTAATCCTAAACTTTTAGCGTCTCTAAGTGTTGTATTTCTTTCTACTCCATTAGAACCTACAATAGTATACATAGGTTTACCTTCTCGGTCATACCAATGACCTGATTCTGAAGTAAATTTATTATAATTATCTTGTTTCTTTGACACAATTTAATCCTTTTAATATTTGAGGAGACACTAGTTTATCTAATTTTATCAAATACATCCTACTAGCGTTATGGTCTCCTCCACAAACACTAGGGAAAGCATTCTCCTTTATAA